TTGTTGTCTGCGGTATCAACTTTACCCATGCCGCCAATGATTTCAATAGCCCTTTGGCGCAAGGCTGTAGGGACTACTAAAAGGTCTGGTTGCATCCCTGCCAGGTTACCATTGTCATCCTTCATCTCAAACATCTTTTGGCATACAACTTCGAGATTTGATTCGTTTAGCTCAAGATTAGAGAGGTTGCTTTGTGTCTCTCCGTAGTTAGCGGAAGTGTGACTTTCCGAGGCCAAACTTTTTCCATCGGCCACTGTACTCCAATTTAGTGGAACTCCGTTTACGGTAAAGCTTGTTTGGTCGGCAAACGTGAAGATTCCGGCACACGAATTTTCTTTTAACCGTGCGGCAGCTAACGCAAATTTTCCTTGGTCAGTTTTTAGATTTACGAGTTTAGCATTAGAGAGCAGGAAACGGTCGTACGCCATGCCTGCTTGAAAAATGACTGGGACCCAGGTTTTCGAGTTGCCTTCTTTCATATCTCCATACGTGAACTCACCGTTCCACTGTTTAAACTCTGGAGCCCCTACCATCTCAGCGATAGATTCAGAGGCATTGTCTGATTTAACTTGGTCAAACAACATTGGAACCATCGAGTCCTTAATGGCATCGGCATATTTGTCCTGCCAATACTCAAGTAGAGGCCCTTCATAGAGCCCTACCATCTTTTGAAAATCTCCGCTACTTTGAATCATTACACCCATTTCAATACACCTCTATCTTTCTTAAATTAAGCTTGGCAAATGTTCTTACCAGCAATCACTTGTACTTTCAAATTCGTGGCATCCTTCTTCAAAATCCGTAAATGCCCACCAGTCACCGTAGCACTCGCCACATTAGCCCCATTCGCATCCAACACAGCCAACTTCAGTCCAGGTAAGAATGTAGCCGCCGCCGTTCCTGTGTAATCAGCCTCAATCAAATCCCCAGGCTTAACCAACTCCATCACAGCCAGAACATCCGTCCCTGCATCAGCCGCCTTAACACAAACAGCCTCAACTGCCGCTGTTGCAGCCGCCTTAGTCCAGCGATTTGAAGCTAGGTAATAACCACTTCCTACTACAGCCGCCTCAGAGTCAGTCATATAAATGTCCTCCACGAATTTTCCATGGTAGTTCCCAAGGATACTACCGATAATTTTTAACGCCATGGTTCACACTCTCCTTATTTCTTTAAATACTTAGCCTCTTTCTTCCGAGCCTCAGCCTCCGTATAACCCATCGCTTTCCAGACGCGCATCTTCTCGGCAGAGACTTCAACCTCTTTACCCTGTACCTGATTCCCACTCTTCTCTGTCCCCAAATGAGCCTTACTTCCGATATTGCGAATAGCCCCTTGCGCTCCTTCCTCCTTAGCTCTTTGGCGAATCTCAGCGCGATTAACAGCTTCATAAGCCTCTAAAAGGGTCATCCCTTTATACGCCTTCGCTTTAATCGCCTCAAAGTTCGGTAACGCTTGCATATCCGCTAATGTCTTTACCTTCAAATCCGGATACTCGTCTGCTAACTCCTTAATCTCAGCGTTAATTGCAGCTTGGCCCTGCTGCGCTTTTGCCGCCTTGATATCGGGATGATTCGCAACGAGTTCATTAATCAGATCAGGGTCAACGCCCTTTGCCTTGTACTCTTCCTTTTGTAGAGCAGCCTCAAATTCCTCAACTGTGTTAATCCCATGAGACTTGCCATATTGTGCGGCAACGTCAGCATCGGAGTAGACCCCATATTCCTTGCCGTATTTACGGGCAATCTCTTGGTCACGCTTACGTTGTGTCTCTAGGTCTGCCGCTTTTCTTTCAGCCGCTTCAGCTTTACGCCTCATTTCGGCAAAGGCGGCATTTTGCTCAGGAGTTTGTCTTGTCTGAGTAGCGACCTCAGCACCACCTTGGGTTCCTTCGCTTCCTTGGGTTCCCTCGGTTCCGGTTTCGCTTCCGGTATCTACTCCTGCTTGTGTTCCTTCGGTTCCTGTGTCTGTGGAGGCGGCGGCCCCTCCGATTGCGCCATCTTCATCCATCATTGGACGTAGGGCTTTTAGATTAAAAATGTTAAACATGATAATTCTCCTTTTGCGTATCCGTTCGCCAACGTATTGCACCTATTTGGAAGGTGAGCCCTGCCTCAAATTAGGCATAAGAAAAAGGCGACTGGTATTGCCGCCTTATCCGGATGAATTGTGGTTATTTTCCGTTGTTGTTGCCCTTCTTGGCTCTGAGGTCGCCCTGGCCCTTAATTATACGTGTGGCTGGCTTACTGCGCTCTCCGGAAGTCCCGTAGGTAAATGAGCTTTTTACGGGCATTGCACGGTCTAGGTTTTTTCCGTTTGCCATTGTGAATCACCTCCTTAACCTAAAGATGGGTAAAATAAAAGAGCCTTCTCAGCTCATCAGTTGACTAACTCATATGTCTTCTCGAAAATATCTGGCTTGCACGGGTAAAACTCGCCACTAACACCCTTGATGATAAAATCGCCACTACTTGCCCTCATGGTTCCTTCTAGCGTGACAATCTCCATGTAATCTTCACCTACTGGCTCCAAAGCCTTTCCTTCACAGAACTCATGTATGTCTGCCGTATTTTCCCCATCAAACTGTACTGCCTCAATTACTACGGGTTTCTTGCGATACTTCGCCATCGTCTTATCCACCATACCTTTCTTTCTCAGCTCATCAGTTAACCTTATTTAACTATTCGCCAATCTTCGGCGAGAATATCGGTTATGCTCGGAATCCAAGTGTTGTACCTTCTGTCTACATTAAAGAGTAAAAAGCAATCATTATTCACCTGTATATTGTCTGGTGTGTAGAGTTTGGTTCTAGTAACGTGCATCCCTTTGCCATTCCATCCATCTCTCTCAATGGCGTACCTCTTGGCGGTAGCCTCAACCGCTAACCCAAATGTCATGCCGTCAGTTTTGCGATACGCTTCCTCAAATACATCTTTAGGCGACCAACTTGTATATCCATCAGGATAAACCACCTTGTATCCATCTTCTCCTTGAGTTGCAGGAATAACTTTGTTGTGTTTTTTGTTAAATTCGGTCAACGTCATTGGTTCTGCATCAATAATTTTAACCCCAATATACTTATTCATTTAGCTCATCCCTTCATCCTAGTAACCATTTTTAAGGCTTCCATTTCCTTGGTCACATGGCCCTGTGCCGCTTTAAGCCTAGCAAGGTCGTTCCTAATTTCCATTGATTGCTTGAGTGTTCGGGCATCATCTTGCGCCCTCCAATCTCTGTCTTCACTCATAGCCATTGTTTTCGGTGAACTCTTTTTTGTTTTGGTCTTGGTTTTTATCTTAGCCTTTGTTGCCACGCCATCCACTATACCTTTCCTAAATTAGCACTACCCTTCTTGTCCTCCTACAATCTGCTGCAATATGGCAATCTGCTCTTCCTGTGGTCTACTCAAAAACACTTCCAACTTATCAGGGTCCATCTTTAGCAACAACTCCTGTATAGACTCTGGAAGCTCCTGTATAGCTTGCAATATCTCAGGAGGTATATTTGCCTCTTCTTGTGGTTGCTTGCCCTCCTGTGGCATCCTAGACTCTCCCGCAGTACCTTGTGCCTCTCCGGTTGGTTGCATTTGTTCTAAATCCTGTGGTTGGAGTTGTATCCCTGCTTTTGCCGCTAATTGAATCTGTCCTGCAATCGGTAAATCCCTAAATGAGATTGATTCAGCAGGTCCTTTTTGTTCCTCTTGCTTGGGTGCTTGTTGCATCTGTCTAACAATCTGCCCCATCTCATCAATGACACCCTGTAGGTCGGGTACGCCCAGTTTGTTCAAGAGCTTCAAGAAGGTTAGGTTCCCAGGGTTTGGCTCGAATCGTCCCTGTCCTGCTAGATTGCTCAATGTGTTGAACACTTCACTTCTCGACTTCATAAATCCGCTCTCAGCATTAATCTCAATGTCAAAGTCAGGATAAATGTAATTGCCTGACATATCTTTGAGCATTGCCAACCTATCGAACTTGCCATACTGCGCTTTTGGTTGTGGCGTAGATGGGTCCGCATTCGGGTCTTGCAACGGTTCCCCTTTAATCCTGAATGGCCTAGCTTCATCTACAAAGGCTAATGCAAAGTCTGCAATCGTTCTGTATATCCTCTTATAAGCAGAGGCCTTATAGGCTGTTTTAAGGGCTACCTTGAAGTTTGCTTGCTCAACGTATACCTGAGCTTGCCGGCCACTCGTTACGCCTTGGTCTCGAACGCCTAACGCTGAGTTTGTGGCTCCTGTTAGTAACTGCATCCACTCTTTGAGTTGATTAATCCATGCTACGCCATCAATGTTGCTGTTCATGTCGATTTCTTTTGTCGATTGGTTCGGGTCCTTAACGTAAATCACACTAGAGATAGATGATTCAAGGGCAATCTTTACTTCTTGGCTGTCACAGAGAATCTTCTTATTTCCCTTTAAATGCTGTTCCTCATGTTGATAGACCGCTTTTTTGATAGCCTCGTTAATGTCGTGAATATCCTCCATAATGGAGATTCCCCAAAAGGACTTATCCCTCGGAATAAATGGCTGATAAATTAAATCCCATGACTTTGGAACATAATAATCAACCTCTTTGCCTTCGTATTCCTCAGTATTAGCAATCTCTCCCTCGATTCTCCGATGGAAGAACTTTGGTAGATGACTAATTACCAAGTCACCAGACCACCATAGCTTACATATGTCGCCTTCTTCATCTCTGTAGGATGTTTCTACGATGGTGTACTTAGCCAACCCCATTTCCTGATCTCCTGCGTCTTGATCGGAAACGGTTATTCGCTGCGAGCCTGACATTTCATCATACTCATGAAAGAGTTGAGCTTTATTCTCAAGCACCTCTTTTGTGATATGTGGCCATTTGCGAATAATATAATTGGCTGTACGATTGTTCGGATGATGATAATGCTCCATGTCGTCGATTGATGTTGCTCCATGATTCGGGATGATGTCTTTTGGATGAGGCATGGAGATTTCTATTTCCCCGACATAACCTGCTTTTTTGACGTTGTTGTTCCAATGGATTTTGTGGAAAGCCCCACCGAACTTCATTACTCGACGTTCATTGTGGAGATTAATTTCTTCAAGGGATGGTTGAGCAGACCTGACCACATACATGACATAGTTTTTAAGGATTCCAACAGACTCCTCATCATCCTGAGCTATGGCCTTGAAGTCAGGGTCAGGGACATCTAAGCTAATCAAGCTCTCGACAATCATTCGAGGGAAATTAATAATCGTGCGTGGACTCCTGTTGGAATTGGTTAGCTCGTCCTCAACGTTTTGGAAGTCCCTACCTGCATTGTATACGCTCTCCCAAGCATCGAATCTCTTATCCCAGGGTGCTTTTGCTCGTTTATCTGCCTCAAACACAGGTTGCCATTGCTCTATGAGTTCGCGGTCTGCCTCTTCTTGCTCGGCATCGACTACCATTTCTTTTTTGCCCATGATTTTACCAGCCACCTTTTTCGCCTTAGTTAGTAGCGACATTATTTCACCTCTCTTCAGACATAAAAAATAAGCCCACCCCTCGGTTAAGAGAGATGGGCTTCAAGAGCCTCTAGCTATTCCTTGTAATATACTTTATGGCATTTTGGGCATTGCCCTATCATCGCCCCACGGTCACCATATCTGTAGCAATTAAGTTCAACCTTCCTATCATCCATTTCGACCAAATAAGGCAACTCGCAATCATCAGTATATAATCCAACACTTAGGGGATGTGGACACAGTATGATGTCATTCATTACGGCTATAGCATCTTTAGGATTAACCCTAAATGCTTCCTTTATAGCTATTTTAGTTATCCAATTCATCCTTGAACCTCCTTGGGTTTCTTTTACTCATTATACCACTATAGCGTTAAGATTACGGCAACGAGGGCATTTTATTTCGAGCGTTCTATCCTCAGACTCTGGCGACCTCCATATCACTTCCGATATTTTAAGCAGTAACCTTTGGCATTCCTTGCATCTTATCTCTCGCATTATTCTTCACCTAACAGTAGTCTGGCTATCTTTTTGCGAATTTCCATATCTTCGTATGATTTTATTACTTCCCTTAATATTCCTATTTCTGCGATAAGGGAATCTCTCTCCTTAATTAGCTCCTCAACTGCATCGCTGGAATATTTTTGTTCGTACATCCTAGACACTCTCCTTCTTGGCGTTCTATTTTAGACATAATAAAAATCCGAGGTCGTTCAAAACGTCCACGGTGTTCTGGTTTTCTGATGAAGTTAAGTCAATACATAAAAATCTGTATTATCATTGTCTCTATCAGGGTCACCGAAGGCCATATCAACGCCATAATACCCTCCATAGTTTGACTCATGCCAGAACTCTTTATATTCTCTTACTTCTGGCACTCCTGTTTCTTCTTCGTATTCATGTCCGCTTGCCACTACTGTTTTTATATTTTTGTCTTGGTCCAACTTAGAAAGTATTTCAATCAACTCTTTGACTTTCGTATTTACTTCTTCCTCCGATACTTAGCCATCTCCACATACTTATCACTAAACTCGATATTAGCCTTAACTCTCGCCTTCTCTTCTTCGCTCATGTTGGGGGGTAGCTCGAATTGAGCATTGCGTTCGATTGTGAATCGCTGCTGGGATCTACTTGCATTAGCTATCATATCCGACATTAGAATATCGTCGTGTTTGCCTGACTCTGCATCCGGTCTGCCGTTTTTGTCCTTAACAAAGGTTAGGCATTCCTGGAGCATCCCAATATGAGTAAACAGGTCGATGTTTTCCTTTATCAAGACTATTTCCAAGCTAATCATATACGGTCTAGTGTTGCCATCGGTCTTGTAACCGTCCTTATATTGTTTCCTGTGACCAACTTCATCTAGCAATTCTCGCCTATATTGTCTTGGGTAATTAAGGCGAGCCAATTCAAGCACAGGGTATAAATCGAAATTGACCTCGATTGAGATAAGTGCATTGTTGTAATACCGGCCTAAGCAATACATTTGATGAGCGTATGGGTCGGCTCCTAAGTCGCCATGTAGGGTTGCTACACGTTTTCCGTTAGAGTTATCAAGAACTGTACTAGCGAAGGAATCACTCCCTTCACCGCTCGTATCGCCACCGGCAACATAGGGATGTCCTGCTTTCGGTTCCTCGTAGATGTAAATGAAATCACCAAGACCTTCAACAAATCTAATTGAGCTGTCTTTGATTTTGTCCTTGGTGTCAGGGTCGTTCCATTCAAATAAAAAAGAACCTCGTTTGGGAGGTTTCAATTTATATTGCTTTTTGAGTTGTTCAATCCTCATTGAGATTTGTTTTACGTTAAACACCGGACGGCCTGTAGAAAGGAAACTTTCGGCCGGAAAACCAGGATTTTCTTGTTTCATCATATCCCAATCGCCGTTACAGTCATTCTTCGCCATCCAGATATACCACTTTATCTGTTCAGGAGTAAGGTTAAATAGTCCGGTTATCTCTTTGATGTACTTAGAATTTTCTTCATCCAGTGAGGACATTATTTCGGCTAGTTCTTCTTTCGTGCAGGGCATTACGTTTAATGGGTCGTCGTGCCATGCAAAGAACATTGGAATCCATTGATTTTCACCGGCCTCTGCCGCATCCCACAGGTCCTTGAAGTCGTTCATTCCATTGCCGGTGCTTTCTATCACTACTATTGTTCCAGGAACTTTAGGGACTGATTGGAGAATACCGGTTAAGCTTTTCTTTGGATTTCCCTTATAAAAAGCAAACTCTGATAAGTGAACATAAAAGTTAGTATCAGAACGTCCAATATCTTCACTACCTGCTGTTTGCACTTTTATTCTACTGTTTAAGCCTTCTTGCTTGCCCTTATAGTGAGGCGGCTTATCAAATATCAACTCTCTTGCGTTAGACGCTTGTTGCAATGGCTGAATTTGAGGCGGTAAATATTTGTATATATACTTAGACTTCTCGAAAATCGCATTCGTGCTATCATCACGATGGGCGACTACAAGAGCACTTCTGTTTTTATTCTTTACCGTCCTACAGAGGTATTTAGCCTGAACATATGTTGAAATGCCACCTTGGCGATACTTCAATATAATAATCCTGACCGGTATTCCCTGAGACTCAAGTTCCTTTATCTTTGCCTCAATTCTCTTTTGAGTGTTATTGAGAACAAAGGGTATTTGATCTCCCTCCTTGTTGACGATCTTAACGTTGTACTTGAGGAAGTACTCATCATCCCTCCTAGCCGCCTCCTGCTTTAATTGCTCATAATAGGCAGCCAATTGGGCTTGAGTCATTTTCTTCTGCTTTGGTTGCTCTTCTGCTTTTGGCTTTTCTACCTTTGGCTTGGCAGCAGCTTTTTTCGGTTCCTTTTTAACTTTTTGCTCTGCCATAAGATTCACTCCTCATCACCAATCACACCAATCACACCAACCAACTTTCGATTCAGGGCTTTGACTCTCTACCACAATCTTCTCGTCCCTGCATCGACCTAAATCATAGTTCCATCGCTTGCAGGTTGCACAGTTGACTCTGATGTTAGGCTCTATTTCGATGAAGCATTTGCACGCTCTATTTTCTGCCATGGGGCTTTCCTCCTGTGGATTTGACTAGTTGTATCATTATTACCTCCTAGATTTAGGCTTTGTATTGAGCCGTAGGTTGTCCTCCTGAGTAAGAAAATATTTGGTAGAAGTATCAAGAGTTGAACTTGAATCTGACAATTATAAGTTGTCGGCTTTACCATTAAGCTATACTTCCATACTTGTCTTAAACTTTATGCTAAACGTTAATTATGACGTTTAAGGTTGCATTTAAAGGTAAGTTGCATGTCCACAACGTAAGATGAGCTTTTTTCGCTAAAATCATGGGGTTTTGGGTTTAGAAGAAGGAGTTAATGAGGGGAGGAATTAAGGATTCATCAGCTTCTCGTAACAAGCCTTGATAACCTTGGCATCATGAAGTGCATTGTGCTTCTGCCCATCAATCCCTGCGAACCCCTCCCTGCTAATGTCAGGGTCAATACCCTTAACCTTAAACAAGGTACAAATATCAAAGGGGATATAATAGACATTTGATGGGATATTGAAGGCGTGGCCAAATATGTCGTTGAATAACACCCAATCATAGGCTAGACAATCCGACCACATTTCTATAGATTCAAATTGTTCTAACCATAATTGTAATGTTTCTCTTACGCACTCACTATTATCATAGACCTCTACTACATCATCTGTAATTGAAGCACTAAGACATTCAGCTATCGTTCTTTCTTTTTCCTTTAAAAATAAATTATTAATAACATTTTCAATCAACCAATCATTTAATTGAGATTTATCATAATCAGTTAATTCAGCGTAGAATGTTTTATTATCCTCAGTCACCAACCCTATGCTTATTAGACTCGTTCCTTTATGTAGTCCTGTGAATTCTGTATCAAAGAATATTTTCATCTAGATTTAATCTCCTTCTAAGTTGTTATAGGCTTCAAATCCATGTCGCAAACTATCAATATGCCAAGTTTTCTTGGCATATAATGTGAAATACCCCAAGTTTTCTTGGCATATTTATTTTCATCAACTTATATAGCAAACAGGAGCATTAACGAGCAAATGAAACATAAACCACTCAAAAAACAGTTTGCATATCTGTATTACTTCCCTCTACTATATCTAAGACCACAAACACTACTACTTTCGGTATCTTCTATCGGCGTAATCCTTGAACATAGCTATCAAAGTTTTATTGATAAACTTACCCTTAAAGAAAATATAAGGATTAGCAAAATACTGATATGAGCGTCCAACATTATTTCTAGATAAAATTTTCTTCTCAACCAACTTAGTCATAATCCCACTAATAGTCGTATCTGATTTCTTTGTAATTGTCTGAATATCATCATTGCGAAGAGGTCGCTTGTGGGACTGTCCTACAGTTAACATTCCTGTTTCATAAGAGATATAAGGAACAATGGCGAACATTACTAATGTCTCTGTTCCGGTTAATCCATCTGCTATATCCACCAAATCGCTAGTAAACAACTTGATAAATTCATCCCCATCTCGCCAAAGTTCCTTTTGCTGTTCTGCTGCTATTTCTTCATCAGTCTTGATTTCCGGTTCTCTATAGCTAAGGGATAAACCGTTTGTATCAATCCCCATCTTATCTAATTTACTTCTCATTCGTTTCATTTCTTGGAGGATAGTTTTCCTTGTATCCACAGTAATCAACCCCCTTTAAGGCATAATAAAAACCCCTCAATCAAAGGAGTTCAATCTCTGTAGTTATTTAAAGCCGACTAACGAATCGGTCAATCGGATTCCTTTTCTACACATGGTAGATAGGCAAGTTTATGTAAAAAAAAATTATAGAATATTTTTGGGAATCAGTTTACCTTCCTCAGAATGAATTCACCCGTACCGCCTGTGGTTTTTTCTATAGTGTGATTGCTTAAGCTAAAGCTAATGTGAAGAAGGTTTGGATTAGAGAGTTTGATGTTGGTGATATAGCAAGCACCTTCTTTGTTGTATCGCCCTAAGTCGGATGGCGTAATGTAGAAATGAATGTCCATATTTTAATCTCCTTTAAAAAATAAATTATAGTTGTTAGTGAGTCAGGCGATGATTGTTCTATTTTTGTTATAAAAAATAAATTATAATTGCGAAGGGGTATATACATAGGTACGAGCGACATCGAACAAGGGAGTCCCCCCACCTATTTTCTAAGCACAACCACCTGGCACTACAACCACCATACCACCACTACCCCACCCTACCCCCAGTAGCACTACTACTTTTTTGCGCTCTCTCTACTAAAGAATGATTTATTTTATTTAAGGGCTAAGGGCAGTGATACCACCACAGCGGATCAGTAGTACAACATGGTCCGATGCTATGTCGTTAGGGTGTAGCTTATGACATACTCTGTATTGTATTGCACTATACTCATTATCTATACTTATGAAACATTGCACTATACATATTGACTCTATTGAAAGAATAGACTACACTAATAGGGAAGGAGTGATGTTAATGTTAATCGGTTATGTAAGAGTAAGCACAGTAGATCAGAACACAATCAGACAAGAAGTAATGATGCAAGAACTAGGAGTAGAGGAAATCTACATCGACAGAGCAAGTGGTAAGGATACCAAGCGTCCAGAGCTACAGAAGATGTTGTCCTATGCTCGAAGAGGTGACACTGTAGTAGTGGAGAGCATAAGCCGTTTTGCTCGTAATACTCGTGACCTCTTAGAATTAGTCGATACACTTACTAAGCGAGAAGTTAAGTTTATTAGTAAGAAGGAGAACATTGACACTAGCACAGCAGCAGGAGTCTTTATGCTTACTGTGTTTGGTGCAATAGCTCAGTTGGAAAGAGCTTACATACTTGATAGGCAAAGGGAAGGAATCGAGATTGCTAAGAAAGAGGGTAAGTTTAAGGGAAGAAAGCGCATAGAGAACAGCAAGTTTGCTGAAGTCTATAAGGAATGGAAGTCGGGAAGCATCACAGCCGTTAAAGCAATGGCAATGCTAGAAATGAAGTCCAACACATTCTACCGAAGAGTTGCAGAACATGAGAAGGCTTAACTGCCTTCTTTTTCTATGTCCACTATTTCTCCTTGAATCTGATTACGCTCCATGATTTCTAATAGTTGTTTAAGGTCGGAGTCTCCTAGAGCTATGATAGGTTTATTAAGCAGATCAGCAGGAGGAACGTTTTCTACAGTCTGAACATCCTTCCAACCATAGTTTTTAAGAGCAAATATAGCACCTGTTGGAGACTTAGCTAAGTACAGTTGCTTCTCTGCATAGTTGTGGCATCTGAGCTTTGCACGTTTAATTGCGTCAACAAACTCTGGACCATATCCACTTCTCTGTGTTTCTATCTCCATTAATGTCTCTCTGCTAGTATCCAACTCCAAAGCCAATCCAGTTATAGTAAATGGCTCAACTTGTATCTTCTTCCCTGTCTCAGCATCAATCTCATAACACGATTCAAAATAAGCATCTATTTTACTCTGCATATCCTTAATAGACTGAAACTTCAGAGGTCTACCTCCTGCATGTTTAACTACTACCTCTGCCATCATCAGCGCACCTACCTCTCTACTATCTATTAAGCATCATAACAACACTCTTATAACTCTCAGTCAATCCATACAACATACAACATTGCATAGCTATCAACACCCACAATGCAGCAACACCGTATTTATTAGCCTTCCATACACCAGTAACAGTAAGAATACTCATTACCAAGCACACTATAATTGCTACTATAAGAGACATACGCCAAACCACCTCACTACACAGCCTACAACGCCATTCTAAGCCTACTAATCATCTATCTAATACAATCCCTACAGATAGCTCATTACTAAGCTCAAAACTAATCTCAATTAATTTGATAAACACTGTTGACAATCAATTTGATATGCGATATAGTTAATCAAGATCAAATTTGAGGGGGAAAACAAACATGAGAAATGCAGACGTTATTTACGCCGACATCCTACCACGCGAGACGATTGAAGTAAAAAAACCAAAGATATCTTTATTGGTTTCCAAAATGACCAAAAAAGCCAAGCTTGAAGTTCATCAAGATATCATGAACCTTCTTAATGAAAAGCAAATTGAAATTGATAAGAATGTTAAGGATTACGGAAAAGGACACGAATTAACCAAAAAGGTCATGAATGAGTGGTTTGGAATGTTGGAAATGGCTCAGAAGCTCACGGGGTTAATGCCATGAGTTCAACATGCGAATCGTGCGGTTGTAAGCTAACTGTTAATCAAATTGAATCCGGTCATACATCCTGTGTAGAGTGCAACGAACTTTGGCATGAACGACTTTGTTCTGATGAGGTCAGGGAAGGTCACACAATGAGAAAATGCAACACTCCAGACCAAGATAGGGAAATACACAAAACCACCCACGGAGGCAAACGACCAGGAGCAGGAAGAAAACCATCAGGACGTAAACCCCAATCAATATACGTTACAGACGATGAGCTAATCAAAATCAAAGAATACATCCTATCACTAAGGACTGCTAAATAGGCGGTCCTTTTCCATGCCATGATAATGCAATTAATGTTTAAAAATAAATCTAATTAATTTGATAAACACCATTGACAATCATATTTGATTCTGTTAAACTAAATTCAAGATCAAAACATAAGGAGGAAAACACATGACTCACTTATATATTGTTCAACCTAGAGCACGCACGAGGATTATTCAACAATGAGAAGAGTGCTCAATTAATTGAGTACATCGACGGTAAACACCATCTTGTAGAAGCTAAATAAGAGGGGGAAGATTAAGATGACAATTGACAAAATAAAACACTATGTACCCGAACAGATTATTGCAACTATTAATGAATGCGTGAAACTCCAAGAGGTTGAAGTGCTCAAAAAGTGGTTAACCGATTGCACACAGGAAATTGAATTCAGACAATCTCAAAAAATCGATACATTCCCTTTGTACTACGAAAAAACCTATCTCGAAATGGTTCTATCCTAAGAGAGCTTTTGCTCTCGCTTCAACAAATCATAATCGGTTTGCTGAAGCGGAAGTAAAAACTAAGAGGAGGAAAAAGCAATGAGAGTCAGTGCAAAAACGTTAGAAACTTCAGTACATGTATTAAATTATTATACTAATCATAAGGTTAAAATATCATTTACTCAAGGTTGTGGAGTGTATTTGACCATTGATGATAAGGAGTATAAAAAGCAAATTGGCGAAAATACATTTACAGGAATAACCAATAAAAAAGCATATGAAATATTAAATAGTTACAATCAAGAAGTGATGAAAGGTTATGAAAAGAGTCGATAAAATCATGTTTTGATGGCGCAAAAAGCAGCCGACCATATTAGAGGAATTAAGGCCGAGTATTAATCAATAAGGCTAGCAGGGAGCCAATACCCTGCATTGAAGGAGGAAAAACAATGGCTAGTGGAGGAAAACGAGAAGGAGCAGGGAGAAAACCCTTACGAGATGCTACCGGAATAAACAAAACAATCCGCTTTACTCCTACAGAATGGGATGAAATAGTTATTAGGTCACATATCAAAGGCATTACGCCAAGTGAATATGTTAGACGAAAGGCTCTCGAATAGCGAGAGTCTTTTCTTTTACCCCCAGTAAGCCCTCAAACACCTCACAAGCTCACTAATATCAGATCGGCTACACTAATACTAATCAGATATTACTAAGCTCAAAAGCCATTGTAGACGCTCAAAACAATATTTTAAATAATCTTGATTTACCTATTGCGTTTCGTTACGTAACGTGTTATTATTACATCAATCAATAAATCATCGCTCGCGGAACACAGAAGATGTTCGGAGCTAGAAGGAGTTTTAAAAATGAAAAAAGCTTTATTATGGGAAAAACCTGAATCTGATGTAGTTATGGTTGATTCAGCCGATGTCGTTAAAAAGATTTACTTAGCCGATGAGGTTGTTTACAAGTTTGCTACACTAGATGTTAATCCGGAAAACGAAGCCCTACTAGATAGCCTGCTCAGTGACCTAAACTCATGCGAAGACACCGACGAAATAGAGGAGCTTCTAAACTCGAAAGGCCTCGAATGGGAATTAGCCAAAGAAACCGAGGTATGCAGAAACATTCTTTGCTTCTTCAGGGATTCACAAAGCATCGGATACCTTGACGATTGCGAAACATATTATGCTTTTGAATATCTCGACTCTGGTTCCAACTTCAAAGACTACTCTCTGGATGAGGATATGTCGGAAACCGTAGTAGAATACGACGATGAGCACAGCGAAAACCTTGACGAGTGGGACGGAAACAATTTCAACTACATCCACCAATTCGACCACGCTAGAAAATACCCAATCATCTCAATCGATGGCGAGAAGGTAGAGGGCAAATATCTGATTGAAGAATGGTCTCAGTACCAAGGAAGCCTACCAACCGGAAAAATAGTTGATGCGGATTGGACCGTTGAACAAGAAAAGGAAGAAAGGATGTTGAAATACTAATGGCAGCTAAAGTAATTCTTAAATTTGATGTCCTACCAGAGGAAAAGGAAAAGCTCGAAGCAATCTGCAATTCCCTTCATATATCCAAAATTGAATTCCTACGCCAAGCGATTGCACAAGCGGAATACAAGATCACTAAATAGGCAAAGGAGGCAAACACCATGTACAACGTCACAGTCTCAAATTGGCAAACAACCTTCTCCAAATCCTTCGACAATGTAGACAAAGCAATAGACTTTGCATACTCCTACAGCAATCGAGGAGGCTACCATGTAACATGTCAAAAAGTAAGGGAGGGGAATTAAGATGACTAAAAACGAAAAACGCGAGGAAATCATGGACAGATACCACGGAGTTATGGCGGAACGCAACCTCCAAGAAAAAGACGGCATCCACTACAAGAAACTAAGCCAAATAGCAAAACTCATACTTAACGAACTAAAGTCAGGGAATAACACGCGACACATAATGTTTCATAAAGGTGGGGGATTGGGATACGACTACAGATGCGAATAAGAGGGGATTCTTCCCTCGCTTCTCTCCATCAGCCAAACAAGTTGGTGGAAGGAAGCGAATGAAGAAAAACTAAGAAAGAAGGAATTGAAATGACGGTTAATGCAAATTTAGTTGGGCTAATAACTGAAAAGGAGAACTTGGAGCAAGTGGCAGACTTTATCCTCTCTGGATATTTTGGTTCTCTAAAGAAGTTACTGAATATTGCCGTGAACTCAGAGCCAAGAAAAGCTAATGCGGAAGAAATCGAAGACTATAACTCTTATATGGATACGGTAAAGCGAATAGGTGAAATTAATCAGAAATTAAAGGTTATCTGGATGACGAGGAAGGGAGTTGGTAATGTAGAAATAAGTAAAACCATGGGGTACAGGCCCGATTACGATTTCGATGGATTACTGACCAAGCCAGACTGATGCGCAAAAAGATTTGAATCAAAGAACTCTCGAATCAATCGAGGGTTTTTTTTGCCTATAACGGCCCCCGAACAGGTTTATTCTTCCTAAGTAGCTTTTCAATCTCCTCAAGCTCCCTATCTCCCCTTCTCCTTGCAATCTCTTCAGGGTTGATGCAGGTCAGTTCCTCATGGTCCCAGTATCGACAGGTGAAGCAGTTGATGTATGAGCTTTTATATGCAGCTATGAATGCAGCGCATGATGTACTCATAATCAATCTCACCCCCAAACAAATACAAAAGACGCGACAAGGCTATAATTAAGCCATTGCGCGTCTTTCTGCATTAAACTTCCGTACTTTAGGCGGGTAACGGATCACCCTGCATATTTACATTATAACATACCTAATTATCATAAAATGGTAATATTACCGTAGTAAAGCATGATTATACACACTTCCTGAAATAAAGATACCTCTGAAGCAATGGCCCCAGGACTTCCCACAACACTTCCAATGCAGCTTTATTTATCTTCCTCAACATCTCATTAGTGATATACACCCGTCCAACGCTATGCCGTTCATTAAACGCTATTTCTATATTTCTCCATGTCATAACCTCGAAATACTTCAATTCTATAACCGTCTGTTGCTCTTTAGTAAGTGCCTTTATCGCCTCGTCTATCTGCTCTATCTCTACAGTTTTATATCTAACCTTAGATTTGTCCTCATCAATCCATTCCTGCACTAACTCGGACGTTACTTCCCTCTGTACTGCCATGCGTTCCGTGGGTGACGTTGTAGTTGTCGCATGAGGCATACCTTCCACCCTGCTAAAACTATTCTCAAACATCCATAACTCGCCACTTTTTAAAGCGTCCTGCCATACAATAATTCTTTGTGATGCTGTAGTTATTTCAGCCTTATGCTTTTTGTAGAGCTTTAAGCGTTCTTCAAGGATGTTTTGACACTCTTTTATCATCGCTATGGTTATCGCCCCCCTTACCCCTTAATAACTGCAATCGTTTTTAATTTTTTAATAGGCTTAATCAAATCCAATTCGTTATTAATAACCTCATCAATATCCTTATAGGCTCCTAGGCATTCTTCGGCCACATTGCCCTTCTTATGCTTGCCTAGAATGACTCCCTTGGCTTTTAAATCCGTTAGCGTAGCTTCTACCGTGAATTGTCTCCCAGCTTCTTTACGCCCCATCCTACGCCCTGCTCCATGGCTACAGGACATGAAGGAATTTTTGTTTCCAAGACCTTCAACAATGTATGACGAACTCCCCATAGCTCCAGGAATAATACCAAATTCACCTTCTCGCGCCCTAATTGCCCCCTTACGATGAATCCATACATTTTTACCAAAGTGATGTTCTATTGTTGCATAATTGTGGTGAGCGTTCACCTTTATAGACTGCTCGAAGGTTATTCCTGAATCAACATATTTAGCAACGGAGTGAAAGAGATTAGCAATTGATATATCCATCATTTGTTGTCTGTTTTCCATTGCGAACTCTTGAGCCAAATTCATCCAAGTAATATAAGATTGACCTTCTATGGAATCGACAGGCAGGAATGCTAATTCCCATTCTTTAGGGATTGAAGAAAACCATCTTGCATTAATCTCTACAGCCTTATGGTTAAAGTAATCACAAATCTTTTTACCAAGGCTTCTTGATCCGGAATGAAGCATAACAGCGACCATTCCCTTATCATCCTCTTGTAGCTCGATAAAGTGGTTATTGCCTCCCATTGTACCCATTGAAAAGTAAGCGGTTTCAAGGTTTGATAATAAATCACAGGCATAACCTAATTTCTCATCCCCGTATTTTAAGGCCGTATCAATGCATTTGCTCTCCTGCTTTTCTTTATGATGGTTGAATCCAACCGGAACGCTCCGCATGATATTGTTAATAATCACATGCGCCAAATTCCCTTGCCCTGTTTCAGTCTCGCGTAATAACTTGGCAGGAATATTTGTTTGAACAAAAGCCATTCCGCACCCGATGTCAACACCAACGGCATTTGGAACGATGATGTTTTCAGTGGCAAGAACACCACCTATAGGCATTCCGTATCCCTGATGGCAATCTGGCATTAAAGCTATGTGCTTAAAGGCAAAGGGCAAGTTCGCTAAGTTCCTAGCTTGATTCATTGCCCCCTCTTCAATGTTATCTAACCACATTTTTATAGGCAATTTCGTTTGGTCATATTCAACTCGCATTTTTATTACCCCCCCTCTTATAGATATTTAATAACCTTTCCTCTGCCTTTTGCATATCCCATTTCGTAGTGCGAACCCTTGCTATCTACCCATGTAGGGAGGAAATAAACGGCATCGCATACATCAATCATAGCAGTACATATGTGTAGATACTCAGACTGTTCAAACCCTTCCGGCAAAAGCGATGGGTTCAACACGGTCATTCCCTCGCTTTTTAATTCTGCTTGGGCCTTCATAAACTCCACTTCATGATTGTTGTTACCTGTTATTTTTCCGGCTATATAGGCTTTTTTAATATCGTTAGACATTTTAATTTACCCCCCTTATTTCAAGCTTCCCAATTGTTCAACGATATTTTGAAACGCAGCGTATTCTGGATTGAT